GCCCTGGAAAAAGCAGCCTCCCGTGTCACGTGCGTGTAGCCACAGGTACAGCTAGCTACAAGCTCTCCAAGACGTGGACCAAAAACCACGTCGACGTAGGGCAAGCTTAGCTTCTAGGGAACCGGCAAGATGTAAATTGCCGGCGCCGAGAAGAGAAGCAACCAGTCCCATAGAGTCGCCGACTCGCTCCCTCGCGGGAGTGAACTTAGCGTACTCATGGTAATACGACTGGTGCTTACTCTTCCATCGGAAACACGGATGCCTGTGGAGATCCGCGCGCCGAAGCCAGAGACAGGCTGATGCATCAAGTATGGGGCTCTCAATCCCATACAAGATGCGCTGTCCCTGGTGGGCTTGTAGAAGCAACCGACGAACATTGTAACCCCCCACCTTACGGTTAAGGAGGCGATAGATGTCGGTCGGTCTGACTCTCTCAATGCCGCGAAGGTACTGAGGAGTCACAAGCGTTCCGTTCCACCAGTCAGTCCCACAACTCTCGCGAAAGGGCCCGAAGATAAACGTCTTATCAACGTTTACCCGAAAGCCCAGGTACCGAAGTACCTCGATAACGAGAGCCGCGCAGCTACGACGACATATGAGATCGTCGCCGTAAACAGACCATGCCCGCTTTTGATCGCGGGTACCCTGTGACCGGGCGTGGTAGCGCTGACACCCCTCCAAGACACCAGCAAAAATAAGTGTCTCCAAGGGGAAGGTGTAGCCGTTTCCCATACTCGACCACTTGTGGTAGGTATGGAGCTCCCCCTTAATTTTGTAGGCTGGACTCCTCAAGTCATCGAGGAACCACACCCACTCATCGGGGAGAAGCCGCTCAACAACGGCGATGGATATGCTATCCGAAGCCGCCGCCAGATCCATGGTGACATATGGGTCCGGCAAGTGCCATGTTTCAGAAGCAAGACGAGCAAGTCTCTGATTGCGTTCCTGGGACGACAGGTCGATACCAAAGCGCCGCAAGCGACGCTTGAAGTACGTATCTACGCCCAGCTGTAGGCACATGTTGAGATTTGGTTCAACGGCAATTGTCCGGTGCGTCGTGCTATCCTTAGGCACGAACGCGATCCGATTGAAGTTAGTGCTCTGGTAGTTCACGCGGTAACGACGCTCTGACCAATCCACCTCAGCGACGTGACGAAACCAGGTCGGGGAACCCTCAACAAGAAGGCGCCCATATGACCTAGCAGAGTCAGATATCGTAAGAGGAGTCCTACATACTTTATATGCAGGGCTGGTTTTGAAAGGCGAGCTAGAACCGATACAACTACCGCTTCCGGGACGAGCAGCGTCAAGCACCTCTTCAAGCACACTGTCGTCGACCGAATGGCCGATGACCGACGCAATAAATTGCGCCGCATCCGTGAGGATAGCCCGATATATTGGGTTCTCACGGGAAGAGTGCTTCTTGTAAAAGCGAAGACGCTTATTGGCACGGATACATGCCCGCTCTGCCGCGAGAAATTTCCTCGTGGCAACATCCTCAAGTCTACGCAGGTCTTCCTTACGGAGAGACTTAGCGAAGAGAGCCCGAAATTGGGCCCACTTGAGATATGTTTCCGCGTCCGCGAACTCGCGAGACGCAACCTCCTCTAGAGCCTTCTTCCAGGCTAGGTCGCCGGCAGCGAAAGCCGCCAAAATGCGCTTAGCATCTAGAAGGTCCTCTCCGTTGAAGGTATCGGAAGCATAGGCCAGGGCAACGGCTGCACACGTTGCGGATGTTTCCTCATTCCGCCAAGAGTTGCTGCTCTTAGTTAAAGCCATGTCTAA